CAGGCTTACCTAGTGTTTTAGGTTTCTTTCAGCAAAAGGGTGACCAAAAGCATGAAAGAGAAATGGCTAAACTACAAACAGAACGTGAATTAGAATTAGCTAAAGCAGGCTTTATATCACAAGAAAAAATAGAAGCTATTAAGCTAGACCAAATAGAAGTGCAAACATACGCACAAGAACGTGAAGCATTATACGACCATGATAAGAAGTTAGTAGAAAATGCAAGTTCTACAGTTAAAAACTGGAACGCTATGGTTAGACCTGTAGTAGCATTTATCTTTGTAGGTGAGTTAGTGCTTATCAACCTTATCTCATTAGGTTGGGCTATGTGGACAGGTGTAGATTTTGTAACAGCTTCAGAAGCAGTATTTGGTTCAGATGAAATGGCTATTACTGCATCTATTATTGGTTTCTATTTCGGCTCTCGTACATGGGAAAAGAAACGTGAAAGTATCTGATAAACTTATCAAGTTACTACGTCATCATGAAGGTGTAAGAAACAAACCATACCAATGCCCTGCTGGGTTGTGGACTGTGGGTGTTGGTCATCTTATCGGTGATGGTAAAACGCTACCAGCGTCATGGAATAAAACATTTACTAACGAGGAAATAGATGCAATTCTTAAACGAGATCTCAACCGTTTTGAGTTGGGAGTACATAAGATGTTACCTAACGTGCTTCTTAGACAACACGAATTTGATAGCATTGTTTCTTTTTGCTTCAATCTGGGTCTTGGATGCTTTCAGCGTTCAACCATCCGTCAAGCGTTGTTACGTGGCGATAAAGAAGCGGCTATGGAGTCGTTAGTTAAATATTGTAAAGCTGGTGGTAAGATATTAAAAGGTTTACAAAACAGAAGATTAGATGAACGCAAATTGTTTTTGGGTATATAATAAAGTATCTCAACGATAGGAGAGTTACTTGAAATATAAATCCGTATTAGTAATCAGCGATCTTCACATACCATATCATCATCCTGACGCATTTGCGTTTCTCAAAGCACTTAAAACTAAATACAAGTTTGACCATATAGTCAACATAGGTGATGAGCTAGACCAACACGCTATCTCTATGCACGAACATAACCCAGACTTATACTCTGCTGGACATGAATTAGAAGAATCTAAGAAGCATGTCAAAGAATTAGAAAAGATATTTCCTAAGATGGTTTTGGTTCACTCTAATCATAGTTCTTTAGTTTATCGTAGAGCATTAAAGTATGGTATGCCTAAAGCCTACCTAAAGCATTACAATGAGTTCTTAGGCGTTGGCAAAGGCTGGGAATGGGTAGATGACCACACCATAACTCTAAGCGATAACTCTAGGTGTTTCTTTACTCATGGTCTATCTGCAGATGTTTTAAAGGTAGCCCAGCAGTATGGAATGAATACGGTGCAGGGTCACTATCACACTAAGTTTAGTATTGGATATTACAGTAACCCAGATGCTCTTATTTGGGGTATGCAAGTAGGATGTTTAATACATCAAAAGTCTATGGCATTTGACTATGCTAAAAACTTTAAGAGTCGTTTCATTGTAGGTTGTGGAGTTATTATTAACGGTCAACCAAAGCTAATGCCTATGGTATTAAAAGAGAATGGGCGTTGGAATGGTCATGTTTCTTAGGACAATTATGCAACGGTCAGAAGTAGAAATTATCTGTAATCACATGCTAGGCAGAGTGATTGTATCTTGTGAAGCATTACATGGCGATAGCACTATAGTCATCACATTAGATGACGATAGCATGATAGAAATAAGTGGTGAAGAACTAGCTATCTATGGTGAACTAACACCAATGGATGACTAGACGCAGATAATCACACCATTACTACCTATCTGACAGACTGTTACAGACCCATCAGGTGCAAGAATAGTAGTAGTTTGAGCCATAACCTGTTCTGTTCCCCAAATAGCTAATGCAGCTAATACCACAATAAATACCCAATATGTTTTACTCATCATCAAATCTTTCTAAGATAGCTTCCACTTCAGGTGGATTTATAGCATCTTCGTCTCTAGTAGCTTGTAATAGCTTATTCTTATACCAATCAGACTTTTCTAAATCTTGTTGCGGATTATCTTTAAATGGATAGCGTAAGTCATACTTTAACTTACAACCTTTAAGATAACCAATATACTCTTCTTTAGTTAAACGACTTTTAATTACGTCTATTGCCTCTATACCACCGATTAAGTAGTGTGGAGGTCTGTTTACCATATCTACCATAACTATCCCCTTAAAAAAAATAAATCAATTAACTGATAACAACCATAAAAAAACCAACCTATACCACTAACAATCAAAAACCATACTACTACTTCTAATATCTTTTCTGCTCTTCCCATTTTCCATACTCTCTTCCTACAGTTACAGATACGTATTTTCTATTCTTAAAACGATTATCTAATTCTTTCTTATAAGTCCATTTAGGCAAACTAAAATAGCCTTGTCTTTCTAAATATTTCAATCTAACTCTATTCGTAACACATTTTTGAATAATCTGTTTTATGCTGCAATTAGGGTTTTCTTGCATATATTTAACAATAAATTTTGCTTGTCTTTGGTCATCTAGTTTAGTATACATTATTTTACTCCATGTATTTCTTCAATTAGTCTAGCAAATCTAAATATCTTTTCAAGTGTAACAAGTTGGTCACCTTTTCCAAATGCTTGTTTATATGCTTTTATAATCTCTTCTTGCGTAAGTGGTTTAGAGTCCACCATGTGCCTCCGTTAGCTTCTTACTATCGTATTTAGATATGCCTTTATATTCTTCTACAGGTTCACCTGCAAATAAAGGTGTTATCTTAATGTGATGCGTTGTATTTTTTAGGTCGTTTAAATATGAAAGCTGATTAGGATGAAATGACCATAAATAAGACTTCTTTAAATCACCAGACTTAGTGCAAAACTCTTCATACAAAAATGCAAGCGGTTCTTTTTTAGCCATTAGTAAAACACCATCCTTCCTATGTGAACTACTTTCTTTTTATTCCAAATGTATTGCATATCTATACTATCATCATGGAAGTATAAACTTTGTGCAACAGGATTTGAGTGCTTTTTAAATAACAATGTGTCTATTACTAAAAGTTTAGTCTTTAATAATGTTTCTTGGTCTATATTTTTTTCATTAGCTTTCATCATGTTTTCTATACCAATAAACTGTCCTCTAGCATAAACTACTTCACAAGCATCACGACCAAATCGTTTAGACCTAACTCTGTTCATAATAACATTAATTACGCCTAGTTTTTCTTCTAGTGATTGCATATTAACTTCTGTATAAACAGCAGTCGCTATACAATGTATATCATGTTCTGAAATATGTAAATCCATTACAGACCTTTCATGGTTTTCTTGTGTCTATTAAACTCACACAAGCGTATAATTCTATTATATTGTGCAATTAAGCATGATATATTTATTAAGGAAAATATTATGTGGACAACTCCAGCAGCTACAGAAATGCGTTTTGGCTTTGAAGTAACTATGTACGTAATGAACAAGTAGTTATATGCAACGTGAGGATGCTCCTAAAAAGGAACGTCCTCATCTGCACCTTCAACAGCAGGTTTAAGTCTTTCATCCGTTGCAACCATTGCTACAGCACCAGCAATAAATTTACCATTAGGACCTTCTTTAACCCAACCTGATAAAGTAAATTCAATACCATCTACATTTAACTTTCCTCTATAGTCTGGTCGTTTAGGATTATCACCTTTATCATTCTTGTTTAAGGTAAACGTGTTTGTTTTATCATACTCAGCCATATACTACTCCTTTAGTTTTAAAATTGTTGCATCTACTTCATCTAGAAACTTAATTACTTCAGCTTCCAATTCTGCTATATAACTATCGTCTCTGTCAACCCTTGCTATAAAAATTTTCATTGCATCAGGGAAATTTGGATTATAGCTCACGAAATCCACCCATCTAGCACCTACACAAGCCATTTGCCATTGCATCTGTGGTAAATACTTACTTGGAACAGACTTACTCATTAAGGTGTTTGTGTGCGTAGTCTCTATGGGACACTTAATTTCAATGAGCCCTGCATACTTACCTTCAATTTCTGCATGAACTGCACCATCTGGACTAGCACCACTCATAGAAATAATAGGATGCTCAAAAAACCCTACTTCTGAAACAGATATGTTTTTTTCTATTTCATACAGTTTTCTTGCAGCATCTTCTCTTTCTATCCCGTCTAACATAGCTTGATTAACAAAGCTATCACCTTTCTTTCCTGTTAATCGTTCTGATACAAGCTGTATAAGATAGTTTTGACGAGATGTAGACACACCTGTTTTAGTCTTAGCTATTACATCACTAATACGACTAGCCGTGACCTTTCCCAATCTTTGCTGAAACCACTCTTCTGTGCGTTGCTCTATCATAGAAAGTCCTTACTAGATACAGCTTTTAATGTTGGCTGTTCTGACTCTGGAATGTCCTCACCACTATAGATATATAAACCTATGCCATGTAATGCAATAGCTTTAGCTAAACAACGTTGCATAGCAGTATTAACTGCCATAGCGTCAGGGTTAACTATAGCTTGATTTCTAAAGTTAAGCACAGGTAATTGTGAAGTCATAGATTTACCAAAAGCGTGAACTGTGCAAAACACCATAAGTGTTTCACCAAATTGTTTTGGCTCGCCATAAGTCCATGTTGCTGTTGGGTCTTGCTGTAGAAGTGTATCCACAGCCCAAGCCCATGATAAGTATGATAGACCATTCTTTTTCTCAATATGGTCAGATACGTTAATCTTACGTAATTCATTATAATTCATCTTTTTCTCTCCTGTTACTTGATTGAGTGTGTTTAATACTTCCTGTTGGTGCTGTTGCATCATCACCTGGTCGTAAAATTGTTGTTGTGACATTTTGTTCTCTCTCCCATTTATCGTTATCTAATTTAAGTTCGTCATTTAATCGTTTAAGAATATCTGCTATATGTTCTAACATATAATTCTCCATGTAAAGTATGCTATAAAAATTATCATAAAGCAAATAATATATTTACTCATATAACACCTGCCAACTTACCCATAATTTGTAAGCAAAGCCATACATAAACCCAAAATAATACTGATAATACTACCATTGTTGAAATTTTCATAATATTTTCCTTAAACAAGCTCAGTAATAAGAAATGAATTTGGATAGTCTTTTTTATGCACTTCAATCCAAAGTTCTGCATGAGTTAAACAGTCAAAGTTCTCTGCAACAACTTTATCATCATTATTAGAGTCAATAACAATGTAATCAAATTGTTGGTATTTATTGTCATAAAGCATTTTTCTCTCCTGGTTAAAGTGACTGCTTACGCAGCCACCTTTTCTTGAATTTCAACGAATTTTAACTTATCTTCACTAAAACCACAAACTTTTAAAAATGCTTTTTTTGCATCTTCAATAGTTCTAAAAGCACCTCTACCTCTACGTTGCTTTCCAGCACCCCAGCAAGTCCAATTCCAAGTATTTACAATTTGATGATTTTCTACAATAGCATCTTGAATGATTGAACCTACTTTAATTTCTCTATCTTCTATTGCTGTATAAACTCTAAAACCTTTCATTTTTCTCTCCTAAAGTTAAATACTACAACAATCATTTTACTGATTAAAAAACGTCTGTCAACACTTTTTAGTCAAAAAATAGTCAAAAAATAGCAAAAAACTAGCAAAAAAGTAGTTTACAAGCACTTTTTTCTATGATAGTGTTCTTTTCTATGGAATACTTACGCTTTATCATTTTAGACGAATTTGATGGAAAACCACTAAGAGCCTTTAGTAACAAGGCTTCTGCTCTATGGTTTCTTGAGAATAGACCTAATTGTAAGCTAAAAGTCGTTCCTAGAGCAAAAACTGTGTTAGATTTGACACAATATGAAGAATGTCTATTTTAAGGAGAGTTATGTATAAAATTAAGAATTGGGAAAAGTTCAATCTTTATAAAGCTAAAAATCCACGTTATCAGAAAAAGATGACTTGGTTCAAATTTTATGGTACAGATTATATAAATGATATTGAAATTCATAAGCTATCTTTTGAACAAAAAGCTGTTTTAGTAGAGTTATGGTGTTTAGGCTCAGAAAGTGATGGTATTTTACCTGATATTTTTGAAATAGCTTTTAGACTTCACTACTCTATTGATTTTGTTGACAAAATAGTAAATGAATTATTTACTAGAGGTTGGCTAGAAAAAGATTATCAACCTGCTAGCATAGAGAAGATAAAGAGAAGAGAAGAGAATATATATGTCGTTAAAACGACCAATAGATTTTCTGAGTTTTGGGATTTATATCCTACAACTCGTAAAGTAAATAAGAAAACTTGTTTAGAGAGATGGGCAAATAAAAATCTTGATGCAATAGCAGATGAAGTTATAAGTTATGTTAAGAAAATGAAAGATAGTAAATCATGGAAGGAAGGATTCTCACCTGCTCCATTAACACTTCTTAATCAAGAACGTTGGAATGATGGTGAAGTGCAGCAAGTTCGTAAAGTTTGGGAAGGTGGAATATGAACATTGGCGAAGTCATTGATAAACTCACAGTAACTCAATCAGCAGTTCAAGAATTTTACAATGATGGTTATGGTCAAGCTGAGTTCAAAGTAAAGTCAACAGACTTGTTTACAGATGACGTTATAAAATACTTTAACGAAGAGATTAACTCAGGAAAATCTTTAGGTTGGGTAAAAACAGAAGACAGATTTCGTGTCAGAAATTCTGAATTAACCATACTTACAGGTGTATCAGGACATGGCAAATCCATGTGGCTTTCACAAGTTATATTATCTTTGATGCGACAAAATACAAAATGTTTAATTGCTTCTTTAGAAATGAGGCCTGTATTAACTATTGGTCGGATGATAAATCAGACTTTAGGTTCACCAGAGCCCACAGACGATTACATACGCAAGTTTTGTGAACGAGCAAAAGATAAATTATACGTTTACGACCAAACAGGAACCACTACTTCAGACGATATGATAGCCACTATGTTTTATGGAAAACACATATTAGGTGTTGAAGTATTTGTGGTTGATTCCTTGATGAAAATGAGTGATATTAGCGAGGAGTCTTTAGAAAAACAAAAACTCTTTGCAGACAGACTGGCTGTAACTGCCAGAGACCTGCAAGTTCAAATTTTTTTAGTGGCACACACAAGAAAAATGAAAGACGAAACTGAGATACCTGACGCAACTAATATCATGGGTTCTAGCCATATTCGGAACCTCTGCGATAATATTATTTGTGTATGGAGAAATCGTTATAAGGAAAAGCTAGTTGAAGAAGGTAAAACTTCAGATGATGAGCTTAAGATTATTCCTGATGCAAAAGTGTTTGTGCAAAAGAATCGTAATGGTCAATGGGAAGGTTCATTTAACTTTTGGTTTAGTCAAAAAACTTTATGTTATAGAGAAGCCCCATGACAATAAACGAGTTTATAAAAGAATGTAAAAAGTTGTTTGGAGATGATATACAATATAAAGCTGTATCTAAAGACGGACAAGTATTTAAAACGAAAGGATGGAGAGATGATGTTAAGATGGAATTTGACAAAAGACAATTTAGAGAATTTAATTCACAAATTAAAAGAACTAGATTTTAGTAAGCGTTGGAGAGTTACAGTTACAGATGCAAAACTTAATCGCAGCTTAGAACAAAATGAACGTCTTTGGGAACTGTATACAAGTTTAAGTCAACACTTAGGTATTGAAAAAGACCGTATACATGAACTTATGGGTTACAAATTTTTACGTTATCAAACCGAAATAGCTGGCATGCCAGTAGAGCTTATTAAGTCAACAACAAAACTTACAACAAGTGAGATGACAGAATATCAACATCAAATTGAGATATTTGGTCAAACCATGGGTTGGGGTTGGGATTATTAACTAGGAGAGAGCTATGAATGATTTATTTGAAGTGCAAGAAAAGATGACAGTAATTACTAAAAAAACAAAGTTTGACAAAACAGAACGAAACAATTTTATATGCAAGATGTATGACATTAGTTTTGATGAAATTGTAGATGAGTTTATGGTTAACTTTGAAACAAACTTTGATTGGAATATTGGATTGATAGTTGGTCAAAGTGGAACAGGTAAAACAACAATAGCTAAAGAAAAGTTTAAAGACTTTTACTTGTTTAAAGAACATAAATGGGACGAATCAAAATCAATTGTAGATAACTTTGATGTAAGTTTGTCAAGTGAAAAGATTATTGAGTCACTTACTAAAGTAGGTTTCTCAAGTCCATTAAATTGGTTAAAACCATATCATCTATTATCTAATGGTCAAAAGATGCGTGTAGATTTAGCACGATTGTTATTAGAAAAAAATGATACAGTTATCTTTGATGAGTTTACTAGCGTTGTTGATAGAGACGTAGCTAAAGTCACTTCACTAGCTGTAAGTAACTTTATTAGAAAGAATAACTATAAATTTATTGCTGTATCGTGTCATAGTGATATAATTGAATGGTTACAACCTGATTGGATATTTGATACGAATGCAAAAAGTTTTAATAGGGGGTTACTTTGGCAACGACCAAAACTTACATTCCAACTTAGAACAGCGTCAGTTGACGAATGGAAATCATTTGCTAACTATCACTATTTAACACATGAAATATTAAGAGGCAGTCATTGTTACGCTTTAGAATATAAAGGATTTCCTATAGCGTTTGCAGCAATCACTCACTTTCCTCACCCTAAATGTTGCAACTTTAAGAAGATACATAGAATGGTAGTATTACCAGACTTTCAAGGCATAGGAATTGGCAAACAGTTTTTAAATGCTGTATCTGAGATATACTACAAACAAGATTTTAGAGTGTTACTTACTACAGGAGCTTTAAGTTTTATTAATAGTTTAAGCAGAGAAAAAGATTGGAAGCTAACAAGAAAGCTAGGTAAAGTTGGTGAAAGCAAAGGCATTCTTAAAGGCTCAACATCTAAGAACAGAGAGACAGCTAGTTTTGAATACAAAGATTGTCCTACACGAACTATGAATCAACCTGTAATTGAAGTTAATAACATTCCTAATCACGACTTATTTTAAACATGAATTATTATGCAAAATAGATTAAATTCATTTATTGAATCAATAGCAAATGTTATTATAGGATTCTTAATTAACTTTATTGCTAATATATATATACTTCCATTATTTGGATTTAATATTACTATCAATCAATCAATTCAAATTGGTCTTATATTTACATTGATATCTATTATTAGAAGTTATTTGATAAGAAGATGGTTTAATAAAGTTATTATTAAATTGTTTAATCACTAATGAACTATCGTAACTCTAAACTACTAAAGTTAGCTAATGGAGCACCATGTATGATGTGTTCTATGGAGGATGGAACAGTTGTATCTGCACACTCTAATCAATTAAGAGACGGCAAAGGCACCGGAATTAAAGGACATGATTATCGCATAGCGTTTTTATGTCATCAATGCCATCACATGATAGATAATGACAAAATGTTAGATAAGCATGATAGAATAGCAGCATGGGAAGAAGCACATAGAAAAACTATAGGTTGGCTATTTAATAACGGACATTTAACAGTTAAATGATAAATTTATTGCATGGAGATTGTTTAGATAAACTTAAAACATTAGATGACTGTAGTATAGATTTAACTGTTACTAGTCCACCTTATGATAATCTAAGAACATATAATGGATTTACATTTGACTTTGAAAATATAGCAAAAGAATTATTTAGAGTTACAAGGCAAGGTGGTGTTATTGTATGGGTAGTAGGCGATGCAACAATCAAGGGAAGTGAAAGTGGAACGTCATTTAGACAAGCATTATATTTTAAAGATATAGGGTTTAATTTACATGACACAATGATTTATCAAAAAGGTTCTTTTCCTCCAACATTTCCTAAAACTAAAAGATATCAAAATGCTTTTGAGTATATGTTTATATTAAGCAAAGGAACACCAAAAACATTCAACGGCATACAACGAGACAAAAGCCCTAATTCAATATATACAAGAAAAAGCAAATCATCATTTAGAAAAGCAGATGGTAGCTTTACATACAATGAACAAATAGACACTAGCAAAACAACAACCATTGAATTAAATGTATGGAAAATTGATTGTGGTTATATGAAGTCTACTAAAGACAAAGAAGCATACAAACATTCAGCTATCTTTCCAGAGAAATTAGCTTATAATCATATTATTACTTGGAGCAATGAAAATGATATAGTTCTTGACCCAATGATGGGAAGTGGCACAACAGGTAAAATAGCTAAACAATTGAAAAGAAACTTTATAGGTATAGAAATTTCAGAAGAGTATATGAATATTGCAACAGAAAGGATAAATAATGGGTAAAGGTTCAGCACCAAGACCTTATAGTGTAGACGCAGATACGTTTGAAAGTAACTGGGATAAGATATTCAAAAAAGAAGGCATTAATTTAACTGAAGAAGAGTTAGCTAATGTTCTTATTATAGAAGATATTATTACGCATCACCGTAAAAAAAAGAATAGTGATGATGTATCACCACATACTTATGAATACGAACTTAATAAGTCTACCGGTGACATAGAGAAAAGATTTATAGACGGAATATCTAAACCTAACGAAAGTCAATTTAATGGCAAGTAAATCACCTACGCAGTTGAGTTTAGCTAAATTACGAGAAGAAGGATATACAGTAGCAATAGTAGAACATTGGAACGCATTTGCAAGAATAAGACAAGACTTGTTTGGTTTTATAGACTTACTAGCTTTAAAGGGCAAAGAAGTATTAGCAGTTCAAACTACAACTGCAAGCAATATGTCAGCTAGAGTAAAGAAAATAGCAGACCATGAAAACGTAAATGCAGTTCGTGAGGCAGGTTGGACTATTCACATTCATGGATGGCATCAAGATGATAAACGTAAATGGCATTGTAAAATTAAGGATGTATCGTGAATATCAAAGATAAAATACTAGTTTATCTTACAGAACCTAAAGCTATAAAAGATATAGCAGCACATGTAGATGGAAATTACAATACTATTAAAAATTTGCTTGTTACAATGAGAATGGAAGGTCATATACACGCATTTAAAGATAAAGATAATAGACTTATGCACTATTACATCCCACAACCACATCCATTACAAACAATATTTGGACACACAGCAAACTTTACAGAAGACCAAATAAAAGGTGTTATTAGTCATAATGCAGATGATGCTAAACACAACCTTCAGCAAAGAACTACACAAGAAACTTATGGAGAAAGCATAACCTATACGTTAGGTCAATATGATTAGTATGGAACGTTTATTATCCATTCTTGAGGATTGGGCTCTATGGATGAAGTCGGATAATCACAAGCTAGGTTATCCATCTAAAAGCATAGGTATGTCATCTGGTGGCGAGTCTACAAGTGAGTCATTTACTGAAATGTGTTCTTCTCAAGACATGTCTAATATACGCACCATAGACGCTATCATACATAGTTTAGATAAAACTCAACAAGACGCTATATATGCTAAATACTTAGGAGCTAAACCACCATTAGCGTTTTACTGGCAATTAGAGATGGCTTATGATAACTTGCTTACAATTGCTGGAAGACGAATAAACGCATAATCTTGTTGCACATATCTTAATAGGCATGCTATAATACTGTTTGTTGGATAACTCCTGTCTCAAAGAAACGTGATTTTACAAAAGCCTGACTGCACTCTCTCCGTGGTTGGGCTTTTTCTTTTATATGAAACTATCAATTTGCGAACAATGCGGTGAACCTTTTGACTTCACCGAGTATTCTTTGTGCAATGATTGTAGGCATGACCATAGATTTATTAAGTTAAGGAAAAATGATGAAGTCAACACCCAAGACAAAAGCAGGCAAGATGGCAAAGATGAAAAAAGTATTTAAAGAATTTGGTGCAGGAACTTTAAACGTAGGTAAGTCATCAAAGAAAGTGTCAAACCCTAAACAAGCCACCGCAATAGCTTTATCAGTTAGCGGTATGTCTAAAAAGAAAAGGAAATAATTATGCCAATGGTCGGAAAAATGAAGTTTGCTTACACAGAAAAAGGCAAAAAGGAAGCTAAATCATATGCAAAGAAAACAGGTAAAGCTATGACAGCTAAGCCTATGAAAAAGGCAGCTAAACGTGGCAAATAAACCAGGTCTCTACGCAAATCTCGCTGCTAAACGTGCTAGAATAAAAGCAGGTTCAGGTGAGAAGATGCGTAAGGTAGGTTCTAAAGGTGCACCTACAGCTATGGCATTTAAACAATCAGCAAAGACAGCTAAGAAAAAGAAATGATTAAGAAGGGTAAGGAAACATTTTCAGGTTATAATAAACCTAAGAGAACGCCTAATCATCCTACTAAGTCACATGCAGTATTAGCTAAAGATGGTGACCAAGAAAAACTTATACGCTTTGGACAAAAAGGCGTAAGTGGTGACAAAACAAATACAGATAGAGCAAAGTCTTTTAAAGCAAGACACGCTAAGAACATTGCTAAAGGAAAAATGAGTGCCGCTTTTTGGGCAAATAAAGTAAAGTGGTAAAACTAGATATATATGTAGGATATGATGGCAAGGTAGAACCAATTGCTTATCATAACTTTTGCCAGTCAGTTATAGAGAAGTCATCTATACCGGTAAGTTTTACACCATTAGCACTAAACACTTTAAAAGATTATAAAGAAACACATACAGACGGTAGTAACGCATTTATCTACTCACGCTTTCTAGTGCCATATCTAAACAACTTTAAAGGTATCGCACTATTTGTAGATGGTGATATGATATGCAGAACAGATATAGCAGAGATACTAGCAAACTTTGATACAGACGAAGCAATTAAGGTAGTCAAGCATCATTACCAAACAAAGCATCCTGTGAAGTACTTAGGTGCAAAGAACGAAGACTATCCTAAAAAGAACTGGTCAAGCGTTATGTTATGGAACTGCTCACATTGGCTTAATAAACAATTAACACCTCAGTTTATACAAGAACAAACAGGTAAATACCTACACAGGTTTGAATGGCTTAAGTATCCTGAAGAACAAGTAGGTAAGCTAGATGAAACATGGAACTGGCTAGAAACAGAATACGAATACAATAAAGATGCTAAGTTAGTGCATCACACATTAGGCACACCATGCTTTAAAGACTATCAGTCTACAGACTATAGCCAAGAATGGTGGGATACATACCAAAGAATGATATATCCACTAAAGGGTAACAACAAAGAGTCAGAACTATAACAGAGGGCAACCAACCTATAAGGAGTTGCATAACAATGGATAACGAAGAACGCAAAAAACTAGCAGCAGAACGTAGCTCAGAAGTAAATAAGGGAAATAATTATTCCAGTAAAACCAATAGGTTATGGGCGGAAACACTTAGACGTGCTGTAGTGCAATCAGATGCAGAACGATTAAGACAGATAGCAGAGGCTTTAATAGATAAAGCAGCTTCAGGTGATGTATCAGCCATAAAAGAATTAGGTGATAGAATAGATGGTAAGTCAGTAGCAACTACAGAGTTGACTGGCGTAGATGGTTCTAATTTACCTATAAGCATTGGGATTAACTTTGTCAAGCCAGACGATAGCCAAGTTTCCGGATAAGCTAGACTTCTTATTTGAGCCACACCGTTACAAAGTAGCATACGGTGGTAGAGGTTCAGGTAAGTCATGGTCTATGGCTAGGGCATTGCTTATAAAAGCAGCCAATGAGCCTACACGTGTCTTATGTGCCAGAGAGATACAGCGTTCGATAAAGCAGTCAGTCCATACTTTGCTCAATGACCAGATACAATCGTTAGGTCTAGGACCTTTCTATGAAGTATTAGAAACAGAGATTAGAGGTCTTAACGGTAGTACGTTTAGCTTTACTGGTCTTGCTACTAATACAGTAGAGTCGATTAAGTCGTTCGAGGGCTGTGACGTAGTCTGGGTAGAAGAGGCTCAAACTGTTTCTAAAAAATCCTGGGATATACTTATTCCTACGATACGTAAACCTAATTCAGAAATATGGGTGTCCTTCAACCCAAATATAGACACAGACGACACATACACTAGATTTGTGGTTAATCCACCAGAGAACGCTAAGGTTGTTAAAGTAAACTATACTGACAATCCTTGGTTTCCTGAAGTACTAGAGATAGAACGTCAACATAGCGAGAAGACTAACCCTGACTATGCAAACATCTGGGAAGGTGATTGTAAAGCTGCTGTAGATGGTGCTATATACTCTAACGAGATACGTGAAGCACAAGAAGGTAACCGTATCACAACTGTACCTTATGACCCTATGATGAAAGTTCATGTAGTTATGGACTTAGGATGGAACGACAGTATGTCAGTTATCCTATGCCAAAAGGGTATATCAGACTTACGCATCATTGGTTATATAGAAGATGACCACAGAACATTAGATAGTTATTCTGCACAACTAAAGAACTTATCCTATAACTGGGGTACAATGTTCTTACCACATGACGGACAGTCTAAAGACTTTAAGCATGGTATATCAGCAGAAGATATTATGAAGAAGTTAGGATGGGATA